TCTGCTTTGCCGACAGGTATCCTTGAATTGATCCATCGGCCCATATCTCCAATAAGTTCATGATGCTTCCGTAGCTGCACTGGTGCTCTATGACGGATATTTCCTTCGTTGGTTCCGGCAGCGGGACTATGATCTGATATCCGTCGTATAGGTCGTGCTGCTCATGCTCGATCTTTCTCTCCTGGAGCATCTGCCCCAGGAGAATGATTTCACTGTATTTTTCCGACTTACTCATCGTCGTCGCTCTCGATCTCGCTGCCTTCCTCTTGCTGGTTCTGCGCTGCCTGTTGCATCATGGCTCCAAAAAGCGCCGCCATTGGATTGATCTGCGGCTGCGCTGGCTGCTTCGGTTCGTTCTGCGCATCGATCATTCTTAAAACCATAGTGACGCCCATCGCTGTCTGAATGGCCAGATCTGGATTATGCGTCTTGTCCAGCGCTCTCAGGTAGCTTTCCAGGTATGCATCTGTGTAGTCGTGAATTTTATCGTTCTCCATTTCTTTTCCTCCTTATCCCGCAAATATCGACCAGATCAGCATGATTGCTCCGCCGATCACAATGATTGGAACCATGGCTATCATTGCTAAGATTGTAATTAGCCCGATCGCCGTTGCGATGGCTTCTCCGACTCTGGTTTCGTCGCAGATCTCGACGCTTGGGCACATTCCGGTGCTCCAGTAGCATCTTCCGTCGCATCCGTACTTCTTGGCTCTTTCCTGCTGCTTCTTCAGTTCTCTACTCTGTCTGCTCATCTTCTGCCTCCTTTAGCTTCTGACCGCACCACGGGCAGTATGGATAGATCTCTCTGTCTTTTCTGAACGGATTCGCTATGGCGCTCTGACCGCAGTTCGGGCATGCCAGCGTTTGGTCTCCGAAGCCGATCTCTTTGTTCTGCGGCGGCATGGCAATCTCTTTCTTGTCCTCTACTCTGAAGCATTTCAGCTTTCTTCCGATGATGTTGTGGTTGAATTCCACGCCTACTCCGTCATCGTCGCTGTACCAGACTCCATGCAAGAATGAGATTCCAGCCCATTGTCCGATTTTATCGCACATCACGATTCCGTATGCTTCTTCCTCCGGGCACCAGACCGGAAGTCCAGCCATTGTCTTCAGTTCTTCAATGGTGAGCGGTTCCTGATTTATCGACTCTCTTTTACTCATTGGCGTCATCCTCCCAGTTCCACAATCCCTGTCTTCCCCTTGCCGGTATTGGTTTTTCAAATAGCACCGGATTTTCAAACACCCACGCGTATCTTCCTATCCGGTAGTCTCCGAACGCATACTCTGCGGGATTGCTTCTTTTCAGGTGATCTCTGAACTCCTTATTGATGTGGATGCAATTTACGAGGGTTGCTTTTCCGATGATTGATCCTCTTGGCAGGTCCTCGAAGTTATTCGGTGTGATTCCAGCTTCCTGGAAATGTCGGCCATCCGGATCGTCAATGTAGCATCCGCTTGTATAGTCCTTCGGGTTCTTCCCTGCGTGGATTAAAACTTCCCCGCGATAGTTGGTTTTCCAGGATCTCGTTTCGTTCATTTTGTGACCACTTGCGATCAGTGTCGCCCATGGCTGTATAATGGTTAGTGCTTTCATGACTGCTCCTTTCTGAAAAGCTCGGCCAGACGTTCCTTGATTCTGTTCCACACGATCGGCCCGATGCCCTTGACGCCCTGCAGCGCTTTTTCCACGTCCTGAAGCTCTACTCCGGGCACGGATTCTTTTCCGTCTGCGTATCCGTTCTTGTAGACGTCGGTCAGAAAGTCCTCCATCTGCTGATGGTCGTATCGCTTGATGTCTTTGTATTTGGTGCGGTTGATCATGTATTTATCTTTGGCTCTTTTCATATTCTTCCACCTCTCTGATTGCTTCCTCTGGCCAGCAGACGAACGCTGCGGTTCCGCCTGCGGCCTGGATCATCCTAGCTGTCTGCTCCTGCAGCTTGGATCTGATTCCGACGACTGGACGCTTGACCTCAAATCCGAAGTAGTGACCATCCTTTATGAACATGACGTCCGGGATGCCTGCCTGGCTGTATGCTCCCTGGGAGATCTTGGCCACGAATGCATCCGGATATCGTTTCTTCAGAGCTTCCTTGATTTTCGTCTGATAGTATCCTTCCTTCTTGATCAGCTTCCGAAGCTCAGCCAGCGCCTGCTTCTTAGTGCTTATCTGCTTTCTTTCCATGAATGAACGCATGAATTCGTTTTCGTCGAAGTCCTTTTCGTATTTCTCTAGCACGCTTCTTTTCCTCCTTTTCGGCCATCATCTTTCTGATGGCCTCGATCTGCTCTCTGTCGTCTCTTTCTGTATTCATGGCTGCCCTCCTGTTAGATAGGCTCTGCCTCTGCGAATTCTTCCGGATCCTGCGCTGCCGGTTCCGTTCCGAGATAGATGTCTTCCGGTTTCTTGTTTCCGGTGTTGGTCTCCAGGTAGCTTGTGGCCATCTGGTCTGCCATGTGCGTGAATAATACCAGCGGGTATTTCTCTGCGGCCTGGCAGTATGTCTGGATGATATTGGCTTCGCTCATTCCCATGTGCCATCTGATTGCGTATCGTTCCTCCATGGTCAGGTGGATAAACTCTGATGCCATCATGACTGATTTTTCTCCGTGGCCGTATGGGTTTCTGTCGTTGACCGCGTATACCGGGTACTGCTCCCACTTGTTATTGGCATCCTTGCGCCAGCGCATCTCTGTGGCGTAAAAGTTCACCTTGCAGAGGTCATGGAGCAGTGCCACGATGATGATGGATTCCTGCGGGA